ACATATCACCGCCATCAATCAGTTCTGCTACTTTCTCCTTTGTATTGTAATGCGTCGTAAGAATCCGACCCAACCAAGAAGGATAACCATCCCAATGATGATAAACAGAAAGAATAGATTCATCTTTGAGTTGAATACCGATGCGTGAACGAGTTGCCATAATGAGAGAAAATGTGTGAGAGGCGGTTCTGCGGATGAGAACACATTTAATTTACCTCTCGGGTTGTTGTGTCGGGTCTCCCCTCCACCTCTTTAATATACATGAAAAAGGGGGGTTAGAAACCCCCCGTGTGACACTTATTGGACTGTCCTCAGGTAGTGAACGCTTCAATCACTTCACTATTAACCTCATCGAGCAATGAATATGCTCTAGCATCTTGTATATTTTTCCTGAGATTGCCATAGAATTGTGGATACTGTTCTTGATCATATTCTGTGATAAGATCAAAACATTCTTCATCATCTTTTGCAACTACGTTCCACACACCACCATATTCAGATGTAGGGAAAGGACAGAAATGGTCCACGATGTAGAGATACTTCATTTGCTCCTATTGGGTGACATTTTATTATACCACACTATCGCGTGATTTGACATACTCCAGTTCATGATAATTTTCAGGGAAACATAAAACTAGGCAATGAATTTTCTTGTGCTTTTCATTCATTGTATATTCGCAGGGAGGTTTATCTCTAACACTAATTTCGATTGTGATGTAATACTCACTGGAGAAATAAACCCACCCCTCAATAACTCTCCCCAGAGAGTCTTTCCATCTTACATAGTCATCAACTTTGGGCAAATAGGAGTTGTTCAAGTCCATTGAGATTAAGTTGCATTGCAGTATAAGGAGTCGTGTTCTCTATGTTTACCTGTTTTCCAACTTTTGTGGAATTGATTGGTGCATAGTATTGTTGTTTTTTGGGGTTGTAGAATCCCCAAATACAACGACATTCATTATGATCATTGTAATTAAACCCACGCTCATAAACAGTCCAAATTGCAACAGTAGAAGCGTTTTTGCGAACTGTTTCGTAGCGGTATCCTTTTGGGGGTTGATGGGAGAAATCATGAGGAAGTTCAATCATTATCAGGAACTGCTTTAAGATATTTGGGATTGTAACCCTCATTCATCAGTTGTTCGAGTCTTACGCTACACTGTTCTTTGGTCAGTTTGCGACAACTTGCTTCCTCAATTTGATGCCATCCAGTTGTCTCATTGGATAGAATCTTCCAGAGTTTAGTATCAGTCATGGTTGTACTTTGTCGAATACAGCGGTCACGCCCATAATGCGTGCGTTAGGGTGTTGAGCAAGGGCAACTTGTTTTGCCTCATTGTAATCTTTGGCGAGGCATTTGACACTGAATACCTTGCCGCTGACATAACATTTAACATCGCATTGCATGGATCTTGCTCCATTTACTACCTACTATTATAGCATAGTTTTAGGAGGGTGCTACTCATATTGATCTGATAAAGGTCAGATCAAAATCATCAGACTCTGAGAAATAGTCTCTGGGTTCTTCTCTTTCCTCCAGTAGATTGTACCCAGTAAGGAAGAAATCAGAGAGATCTGGATCTGCACTTGCAGTCACACAAGCACCATTGTCTCTGATATTGTAGAGTTTAGAAGAAGGGATACAACATGCCTTACCTTTTTTCACATCAGTGATAACAAAGTAATCAGCAAGTTTATCTTCATAATCTCCTGCTTGACGACGATTCTTGAGGATCAAACCTCTCACTGCCATCTGTGATTTGTTTGAGAATTGAGTTACTTTAGATTCGTACGTTGTGTTGTTTGGGCCGATCAAATCAACACCGGGAAGATTAACTCTAGTGAGCAATCCATTGCTATACACATCAAGTGCTTTCTCAACTAATTCTCCTGCTTTAGGATACCTAAGATTGTTGTCAGTGTAACCATGAATTGTCTTTAATAGTTTAGAGAAACGATTAAGATCAAAGGTATGAAAATCAATCATGATGTCAACGTCGAACCTCAGAAATAGCAGGTTTGCCTTCCTCAAATACAGTATTTACGACTGCTTGCACACTACGAGCAGTAGAAATACCAACTTTGTCAAACACAGGGACGCAAACAAGTCCAAAGGACTTCTCAGTGCCACCCAGACGGATTACACGCCCGATTGATTGACTGATTCCGATATAGTCCATGTTCCGCATAAAAAGGACCGCTTCTAGACCCTTTACGTTGATACCTTCAGACAAGATAGAGTGGTGCATAACTACAAAGCGAGTATCATCCTGACCCCACTGATTGAGAGTCTTGAAGAAAGTCTCACGATCAACTTTCTTGCCGTTGATGATAGCACCAGTCTTGGCAGTGATGAACATCCAGTTGTAACCACGTTGATACAACTCAGCACAGAAGTCAGACTGAGAAACAAGGTTGACAATCTGCTTGGTGGAACGTGCAGCAACCAGGATTTTGTTGAGTGAGTTAGCATCAATGGTGTCCAGCAGATTCTTACAATCAGACTGCTTTTGGTCACCAGTTGGCAACTCTTGCACCACAACTTTAGGAGGGAGAATGTAACCCTGTTGCACAAGTTCAGGAGCAGGAACACTACAAATAACCTGACCATATACTTCAGGATCGTTCATTCCTGGTTTGAAGATAGTCAGACTGTGCTTTGGTGTAGCAGTAAAGAAATAAGTGCGATCAGAGTCAGCACTGAAAAACTCAGTAGCAGGGAAAAAATTACGCTGAACCGAGTTGTGCGCTTCATCAAAATAAATGGTGTTGACTTCGATGTCTGCCTCTTGAATACGATGCAGGGAGTGATAAGTGGTGAAGATGATAACATTCTCACCAGCAGTGCGGGCAGTGTTAGCAAACAGGTGAATCTGTGCTGGTTTGGTGCTACTGAAGTGATGAGTTTCACCACTGTGAACGTGCATCACATGAGTGTAGGTAGTATCAACCAACTCAAGAAATTCTTTGCAGAGTTGTTCTGCAAGCAGAATACGGGGAGCAACAACAACAGTAGTAGTGCCAGATGGGATCGCTTGCTGATGAATAGTGTCCTGAATCATGCAGATAGTCTTACCACCACCCGTAGGAATGATGACCTGACCTTTATCATTATCCCACATAGCATTAACTGCTTTGTGTTGATGTGGACGGAGAGTAACGGTCAAGTGCTTTGCTGTCGAATATGAATATAGTATGGCATGAAAAAAGGGGTCCGTCAAGACCCCTGTGCCACTATCTCAATCGTCACTGTTCCAGAAGTCTTCCCACTCTTTTTGTGACTTTGCTTCAGTGATTCTCAAATTTGGTATTGGTTTGTGTGTAGATTTTATGTGTGCGATTGTATTTGCTGCCTTATTCATTCGCTCTAGATGATAATCTACGAGTTCTTGCAAAGCATCAACAATTACCCCTGTAATTTCTTCTGGGGTACATTCAGTTTCGATTGAATCGCATACAGCATCTTTGAGTTTTTCTAGACTGTATTTTTTGTACTCAAAGTTCTCCACGGTGGTCCATTGTGACTGCTTCCTTTATGATACCCTGTATCTGCTCAGGTGTCAAGCGATTCAACCATTTCCATTTAGGATCGTTCTTGTCCCACTCTAATTGATAGCTACCATCTTCTTTTTGTGTTACTTTGAGACTATCCATAATTAAACTCCTTGATATTATTCTGCGGACAATTTCATAGAGGAAGCAAATGCTCTATCGGACCACTTCCATCTGATTTGAAATAAATATTCTCCACCTGCTTTTACTGTAACTGTATTTTTAGATGGTGTTACTTTTTTATCAAATCTTGCTCCCTTTTTAACTATCTTACCAACTTTAGAATTTGCTATTGGATCATAAAAACTTGTTGTATAATTTCCATTTGTTCCACTACCAGTGATTTTAACATATGGAAGTCTCATGGTCTCTTCATCTTCATTGCAAATATCTGCACCTAAAAATACCTGTTGTTCCCAACTTTCCATACTTCCTGTTAAGTGGTTGTATAAAGCATCTCTAAGTTCTTGATAACAAGGAACACCATAGGTATCTTGAACCGCTTTGTATATTTGTGGATTGTTCTTAAAAAATGTTTTTCTAGCACCATCTGTATCTCTTACATCTCCCAACTGAGATTTTACTATATTTCTATACTTCTCAACTATTGCTGTAAAAGGTTTTCCACTCAACCCTAATTGTGATTCAACAGTTCCCATTCCAGGATTTTTGAATCCTGTCTTTCCTGCTTTTGTAGATTTAAGAGAAATACCATAAAATTTATTTGTGCTAAGTTTAACTAAAACATCTGTAGGATTCTTAGACTGGTCAACAGGAAATCCTACTATATTAGAAATTACTCCAGGTCTAGCAGTCCAAAATGCAGCAGTGGGTGTTCCTAATTTTTGAGAAGATGCAAATTGTAGAAATCTCTCATAGGTTACTTGTGCTCTACCATTTTGATCTTCAATTTCAGAAGTTTTATTCTGAGTTGTTAACGTCTTTACCCTACTATTATATGAACTTTCAGCGTCTCTAGATGGATATTTACCTCCATTTAAAAGAAATGCTAAATGAATTTCATTTATATCAGCACCTATGGTATTAGCAGACATTATTCCTCTTTCTTCTTTTTGAGCATCTTTTTATATAGTTTAGCATACATCACTTCTTCCTGTGTATACCAATCAGGATGCTTCTTGTATCCTTTTATAATTTTCTTTGCTGCCTTTTTGTCTGATAAGTCTTTCACGACTCTGAACCTTTAATCTTAACATAAGTTTAACTATTTATATCGTGGTGCCAGAAGATTAGGTTGCTTGGCAAATTCGATAGTCTTAAACTTCATTGTAGGACGCAGAATGTCCTCTCTTTTTTTACTATTTGATTTCGGTTTTACGACTTCTTTTTTCCTATTTGGTTTTCGCTCTGGTCGTATAATCTTGTGACCACGTTTTGCAGATACTTTGTAGTCTTTTGGTTTGAGATTATACCTAGCAATCTCTTTGTCCATGTGTTCTTGACACTGGAACCACGCAACTCGATCTTTAAGTTCTAAACGATATGGGAAAGATTCCCACGGAAACTTCTCCTTTACAGGCATCAATCAACCACTTGGAAATGAACAGAATTAAAACTACCTAGCACACCTTTGAGTTGTACTTTTGTGTGCTGACTACGCCTGATTACATTGATTACTTCATAAGTACGATCAACAATCAGCATATACGGAGTATCATTGTTACCCCATGCTACTTGTTCCTTAGTATAACCTAAGTAACGTACGCTGTCACCTACTCTGATTTTCTCCATTGTTTCCTCATCATTTGATATTCAGGGTCATATGCTGCAAGGTCACGAACTTTCTTGAAGACTTGTGCTGCCTGTGCTTTTTCTGATGTTAGAGCATCATTTTCTTGTGGGAGAATGGTTTTAGAAACATCATACTTTCTCCCGGAATTGTGGTTAGCGTAGCGTCTCGCTCTCGTAAAACCCATTTCAAGGAACTTCCTCGCCATGTCCATACCAATGAAATCTTTCTGCCGCCTGTAGTTGCAGAACATTTGGTATATTTTATGAGAAGATTTATTAGCCGTAGGAACATCTTTGAACCTCCAGTGTTGGCAAATGTCCTCAGTGTATGGTCTTACAAGTAAGACACCTTGCTCTCCTCTTCCGATCCTATAAAGTTTACGAGTTTCAGGATTAGTGAAGTCCAAAGACTTGTAATCCAAATCATAATCAAATTCTTTCATCAAGAATTATCCGTATTCAATTAAATTATAACACGTCTCCTGTGTGAGTGAGTGATCGATGTGACAAGATGTTTGGTGGCACTGTCTGAGTGCGCTTCCAGATAATTCTTTTGTTAGCAGGATTGTTTGAAGAGAGATACACTGCTTACATTAATATTTATAAACCAAATTCTTTACTTTAATTGGTAGATATAAGAATAATGCTCATAATACTGGTCTGTGTGCCCCTACAACCCCTCTTAAATTGCACTTAGTACATAGATTAAAGTTTTAGTTAAATCTTCCGTACTGTCCTTCATCTCTCGATATCCACTACCAACGTAGATTTGTCCGAGAACAACAGAAACAGTGCAAATACCCCAAAAAATGTAGTAAAATTTTGACTTGACTTGGTGTCGTTGCTTTTCTTTCATAATCAATTATCCTTAAGTTTATCTTTAAGGTCCATGACTTT